TTTTCTTTTCAAAACTATCGTGATACTTTTTTATCTCGTTGTCTAGTTCAAATTGTAGTTTCTTCACTCTTAACCAATGCACAAGTTTATCAATATAATGTTTAATTAGTTTCTTTAAAAAACCAAATATCACTTATTGCTCCCACTTACCTTTTGTTTCCCATTCTATTTGTTCACTATTTCTTTTCTCAATGTAATCCCAAAACCATCTGTTTGGGTCGTTAGCATCTGCCACAGGTCTTGGTTTTAATTTTCTTATCTGTTTATCAAACTCATCAGCTACAATCCAATCCATGTGCTTCATTACCTGTCCTAATAATTGATTTTCAAATGCTGGACTTTTGATGTATAGAAACACCATAAACCCTGATCCAAAGGTAATCCCTGATGTTATTAATGCCAAAACAGCTATAAAACGAGTCCTTATACGACTAGGTGTGCGTTTAGATTCTGTCATAAAGGCAACATAGGGCCAGTTACTTTGGGCATTTTCTTTTCTATCTGATTAGGTAAGATCTTACTTACACCTTTCATAACTTTTTCTAACATCATCGCTTCAAACTGAGGACTTGTAATGTAACGATAACCTGCATATCCAGCAGCAATAGTTGTGACGCTAATAATAAAAGATAAAATAGATAAAACAGATGAGATTTTATTTAACATGAGAGATGCGTTTGCAAAAGCATTAGTACCTGTAACTATTATAACCTTCACAGGAATTATGGCTTTAGCTCCTTTATATATAACTTTAGGAATTATGACTCGTCAGATGACAGAAAAATCTAATTAGATTCTAAGGCTTTAACTTTAGCTGATAAATCTTTTACAGCTTCTACTAATACACCAATAAGTCCGCTATATTGTAAAGTTTTACTTCCTTCATCACCATGAACTAGCTCTGGAAATACTTTTTCTACATCTTGTGCTATCACTCCCATCGAATCTATAGAGGCATTATCTAGCTTATATTTATAACCTGTGATTTGTTGAAGTTTATGTAGTGTATTTGTGATTGGCTTTATATTAGATTTATAAGCAATATCAGATGTTTCTGTAACTGTTCCCGTTACCGTCAGGCCCGAACTGGTTGTCTCCGCTTTTAAAACATTATTGTGATACAGTTCAACAGCTCCATCATCAATAAATCTTGCTGAAGTTTCATCAAATGAAGGCGAGCCTATAACTACTCTATTACTGCCTAAACGTAAATCTCCTGTTCCTTCATCTGTTATTTCAGAATGTGAACCCGTATGTCTAATACGAAAATCTGAACTTGTTCCAAGCAAAAGTCCATGATTATCGTCACCTGTTATATTTCCAGTAAGTTTAACACCTGAACTTATGGTTTCAAGCTTTTTATTGTTATCAAAGTACAGTTCCACACCACCATTAGAAACACATTTAATTGCATTTTCATTATTATTTGTTTGAAATATAAAAGCACCAGCAGATAAAATATAAAAATCACCTGTATTACTATCTAGGACAGAATTATTTGAATCGTGATATAACTGTAAATCTTGCGAATCACCTAATTGCAGCTTACTGTTATCTGGTAAGTTAAGTCCATCTGCTGATGTTTCGCAACGCTTCACATTATTATGGTACAGCTCCGCAGCCCCATCTTTAATAAATCTTGCGTAGTTTTCAGTTGCAGCAGCATTTGTAATTGCAACAGTATTTTCACCACTTATCCTAAGTTGTCCAGTTCCATTATCTTTTATTATGCTTTGCGATCCGTCATGAAATATTTCTAAATCAGCATCCGCACCAAAGGTAGCCTTTGCGTTATCGGCAAACTCTAAAGCATTGTCGGATTTGTCAAATACTATATTTGCACTTGCACCAGTAAATGTAACATCACCATCATGCGTAGCCCCATCATCAATTACAGTCCCTGTAATATCTACTCCAGTAGCATCAACAGCTAATTTAGTTGTTAACGTGCCAGCAGTCATTACTTGCAGATTTAGCTTGCCATCTTCTGTTCCGTCACTAGCATCAATAATTACTGATTGTATTGCTGCATAATCAACTTCTTCTGGCGTACCATTATCATTCTTTCCTCTGTAAAAAATTGTTGATAAAACATCATTATCTTGACCAGCACCACTAGCACCTCTTCTGTGTACCAACATAAGATCCGCACCACTAGCAGCATCATCAGCACTTGATTCAATCTGAAAAGCAATACCAGCAGCAGTTGATGTTAAATGTAAAGGATGTAATGGTGTTGCTTCACCAATACCAACTTTGTTATTTAATAGTCTTATCCTGGAAGCAAGAGTACCACTAGCACTGGACATGATATCTAATACACCATCTTCAGAACCATCTGTAGTCGTTTCTATTGATGCAACAATACTTGCATAGTCATGAGCATTTCCAGCACTGTCATTAGCTCTATAAACAAGATTTGCTAAATTATCATTTGCTGCTGGTGAGGCAGAGTTTCTAAACAAAACAAGATCAGGTGCATTGTCAACACCAGTATCACTATTCTCAATTATTACTTGATCTGTTGTGTCTGTACTAAACAAATGCAACTGTGCAGCAGGCGTTCCAGAACCTAATTGAAAACCTGTTGTTGTAAAAGAGCCAATCAATGCCTGGTTAGCTGATATTCCGATTTCATTACTTGCAACCCTAAAAAATCCTGTAAGACCACTATCATCAACAAAACCTACGCTTGGAGCAGATACAGTTCCATTAGGGATATTTTTAAGGATTGTTGTAAGTTGTATTTTTTTATTTTTGTTTGCATTATCAGCTTCACTAACATCAATAACAGGAAAAATATCAGTAGCTACTGGTGCGGTTAGTTCAGTAAGGGCTGTGATCTTCCTATCTGCCATCTATTTTTTTGTAGTTGTCTCTATCTTACCTTCTAATTTGATTTTTAAATCTTTTAATTTTTTTAGAGAACCTTGATTTTCAATGATTGGCTGTGTTGCATTATTAATTAGTGTTTGTTTTTCATTTAAAGCAGCTTGAGCCTGTTCTTGAATTTGTTTAATTTCTTGTTGTAGTAAAGAAACTTTTTTAATATCAATGTCTAACTGTTCTTGAACAGTTTTGATTTCTTCATCAATAAGATCAACAGGATTTGTCATAATAAATTTTTTAGATAATTTAATTATATTAACAAGCCATTAAAACACAAGGGTAGGCTTTACTACCATCAGCATATGTAGCTGTGTGGTTTGTTGAGATAATTTTTGCAATAGTAGAACTTCTTATAATATCGTCTGTCTGTGGCTTTGCTGTTCCATCTCCTGCTGAAACCAAAAGATCACCTCTAGCAACAGTTGTAGAAGCTGCAACTCTTATGACTAAATCCCCTGTCATTGCAACAAAAAAGTCATTTACAATTTCATCATCTTCGTCATCCCATGTCCAAAATACACCTGCTACATTTTTGTCACCTTCAGTATCAGATACTTTTGTCATGTTTAACTGTTGATTTTCTTCTGTGTAAGCTTCTTTTTTTACAGTGCCTTTAGCAATTTTTACATCTCCAACAGATTTGCCACTAGGAATTACGCCTGCCTCTTCTTCATCTCTAGTATATAAAACATCTTCATCATACAAAACTTCCGCATGACTCCAAACACATAAATCATCTAAGTTACTCATTACTGTTCCCTGATAAATGGTTGGCCTAGCTGATTTATCTGTTGTTGATAATCCTTTAACTTGTGACCATCTACTTAAATGACCACCGTTAAAACTTACTGTACTGCCAGAAACTGAGATCGAACCCTCTGTGCTTCCGTTTTGTCTTATATTTATTACTGTACCATCACTACTTCTTCTATTTAAAGATAAAACAATATTACCGCTTGAACCAAAAACTGCTGCTCCATCATTCCTTATCCTTGCACCTTCATTTCCTGTTCCCGATTTGTCTCTAATATCATTGTAAGATTCGAAACTACCAGCAACAACACCACTTCCAAATCCAATACCTTCATTATCACCCCTCATTTCAAAGCGTGTGCTTGCATTAACTCTAATTTTCAGACTTGTGTCATTATTGTCATAATCAATCTGACCATTATCAGCATCAGCATTATCGCCAAGATTTATTCTTGCGTGTGCAGTACCATCGAGACATTGTAATTGTAAAATGGCATCACTACTAGAATCATTTTCTGATTCTACCTCAAGAATTACGTCAGAACTTGTTCCACCTGTGCGGGTTACTTTTACGCCCGAAGTAGTAGTGGCAAGACGCACTGCATTATTGTGGTACAGCTGAACTTGGCTATCGGAATCAAATAATGCCATTGTCTCAGTACCATGACGAATTTCTAAATTAGGGCCACTATCAATAACATTTACATTTGAACTTCCCGTGGTGTCATGCCTTATTTTTAAGTCAGAACTACTACCAAAAACACACTCAACATTATCAACAAACTTTATATGATTTTCAGAACTATCATAAAGCATTTGTGTTGTACCATCACCAGCTTGTTTAAATCTACAATCTCCCTCTATAATGTTTCCTGTAGTAGCAGTTCCGATCAAATGTACGCCAGTATCAAGAGTCTCAAATCGCTTGGTACCATCATAAAATAATTCTACATCCGCATCATTTCTAAATATTGCCATATTTTCAGTGCCATGATTTATAAATAAATCGTGGTCATTTGCACAGTTAATGATATTTGCATCTGTGCCACTTGTATCATGTATTAAAATGAAATCGTTTCCATTTCCAAGACGAATATCGTGGTCGTCATCTACTGAAACATGACCAGTAATTGAAATATCGCCATCATTATTTATTGCAAATTTCTCTACATTTGATCCAGAAATATCGTTATATATTTTTAAGTCTTGCGTTGATGCTTGGGATTGTATAAGCCATGTATCACCATTATCATCACCTTCATCAGCCTTTAAAAGAAGGTTTGCATTACTACTTTCAAAACCTTTTATTTCAACCTGTGCAGTTGAGCCTGGATCTTGAACAACAATACCTGTTGAACTTAAACTTACCATAGTATCCCCAGCCCTTTGCAGTAATAACTCCCCTGTACCAGTATCATTAATTATCGAACTACCTCCATCATGCGTAATTGTTAAATCTGCACTATTTCCAAAAGTTGCCTTAGCATTATCTTTAAAATTAAGTTCGTTATCTGATGTATCAAAATCAATATTTGCTGAAGTTCCATTAAATGTAAAATCTCTTGTTATATCTCCATCAAGATCAATTAAATCAATCCATGCTGAGTTTGCACTATTACGAATCTTTAACTTATTAGCAGTAGTATCAACCCATAACATATAGGCAACTGTCGTTGTAGGACTTGAGGCATTACTATTATTTGAGAGAATCGCAGCTAGAGCATTATTCAAGTCTGATCTGAAGCTGGCACCTGATTGGTTCGCTAAATTATAATCATGTGTACTCATAAGTCAATCATACCAATGGATTTGAGAGTTTAAGCACCTTCCGCACCAAAGCCGTTAGCCTGGTAGGAAAATGTGCGGTCAATAGGAGAGTCTGAATTATTGAAAAAAGTAATGGTAAAGCCTGTTCGACTTTCACTACTAATTACATAATAGTCGCCTGAAACCATATTAATCGCAGTTATGCCTAATTTTGGTGTTTGATAAAAGGCTTTATCAAAAGTTACCACTTTTGCACCAGTACCGCTAGACATGGAGTTACTTTCAGTTCTATTTTCAAATAATAATTGATAACCTAGTTCATCGACTAAAGGTGTTTGATCATTGTATTCAGACGTTAAATCTAAACCAAATTGAAAAACTCGACCTGTATATCTTCCATTTTCTAAAGGCACAAAATCTCCAAAAACACTTGTACTTTGTTGTGTTAATTTGCTGCCATCCTCTAATAATACAAATTCTTCATTTTCATCTTTCATTTGATCAATAGTAATTGCACTATTACTTTTTCTGAATTTCAAAACGCCATTTGTTTCATCAGGTAAAGCACCGTCAAAGTCTGACCATTGGTCAATATTTGTTGTATGTAAATCAATAGTATCGTTTGGATATAAGCCTCTTATCTTTAAAATTCTGTTGAATTGAACTGTAAAAATCCCACCTAAATCAACTATATTTTGAAAAAAATACTGACCTGATGTTTTTAACGTGCCTCCGAAATCAATATTCTGTAAATAGCCTTGTTCAAAATCTTTTTTATCATCTATTTCATCATCAGTATTTAAAACAAGTGCGTCATATTCATCAGAATAAAAACAGTCATTACGTTGTCCAGGAAAAGGTGCTATACCTTGATCTTCTCTAACTGTTTGTACTAATAATTTAGGTAATTCATCAGGTAAATTAATTACAGCACTTCCAGCATTTTCGGATTTATTGCCCTCTTTATCTCTAAACTTAACTAAATATTCTCCATTCATCAAAGGAAGTATTAGATAGCTAGTTAAAGCTGATACTTCTCTTATAAATGTGGTATTAGGCCAAAGACCACTTCCATCTGTTTCACTAGAGTGTCTTATTGTTGCAACTAATTCTTGTCTATTTCCTGCATATGTAAAATTAGTGTTCCATTTTACTATCGCTTCATTTTTTGTAGTAGCCTCAACAGATACATTTTCGGGGTCAGGTGGCAATAGTACTGTAGGTGTAACTGGGGATGTTGAGCTTGGCTGTGATGCTTTCGGAATTGTAATATTAATCGTTGTATAGTTTGATACTTTATTCTGAGGTGCAACACCAACTGACCTAACTTCAAATTTTACTTTTGTATTTGATTTTAAATTATCAATTTCATAAATTGTATCCTTTGTTGTATCTGTTTTGAATGACCCCTGACCAATTTTATATCTAACTTCAAATGTGATTGCAGGACCATTTAAACCTCTTGACCAACTGAAAACTGCTTTATTTGACATGACTAAGGAGAGTTAGTAGGTATAACAGTATGTTGTAAATTAACAGGTTGAGTAGGTTTTTCATCAAAAGTTGAAATATCCGTGTATGTTAATTGTGAATTTGTATCAGCAGCCGCATATATAGAGTCATTAAACTCTATTCCACTTATTGCATATGTACCATTTCCATTATCTTTTAGATCTATACATCTAAATTTCTGTGCTTGTACTGTACTTCTTTCAATTACATAAACCGAATCTTGTAAAGGAGCAGAGGATGGTGCTGTTGAACCAAGTAATTGTATTCTTCCGTCAGATGTTATTGCATTAATTCTGCATTTAGCTACCGTACCATCGGCTAAAGTCAAACTTATAAAATCTGTAGAAGAATCTATATTAGTAAGAACTGTGGTGTAATCTTGATCTACAACAACATGAGAAGTAGTTGAACCAGAACCGACTCTTCCAGAAAGCCTAGTACTAGACCTCATTTCATCTGCTACTGCAAAAACTTGACCTGGTAAAACCGCTAGACCATCTAGACCTGTTGAAAAGACAATAACATCTTGGTTAAGTTCTTCAACTTTTAACATCCAGGTTCCTAATCTTTGTGCTTGATACTTAGAAGTACACCCAAACGCAACAATATCTTTTACTTGATAACCATATTTCGTAATCAAGTCATAATCTTCAACAACCACAACATTAGGTTTATATAAATTTTCTGGATCGTTATATCTAACTCTTATTGAGGTTGATCTAGTTTTTAATGATGAGCCAGAATAAGCAAAAACTCCATTTATTACATTTGCATTTGTATATAAATGAACAGGATCTACTTCACTACCATCTAAATTACCATGATCTGCTGTGACATTAACCGTATTAGCTGCCCAATATGTCATTCCTCTAAATGTACTTGCAAGATTTTGTAAAACCTTATAAGCATCGTTTTGTGCTCCTATAACAGTATTTATAGCAAAGCGTGGTTCATCACCCTCAGGAGTTGATACAAGCTGGTTTGCATATTGAGCTAAAGGATACAAGTCAACCCAACTTATATTTGATGCCTTAACAAAATCTCCAGCACCATGCTTATCACTGGTAAGCATATCAAAGAAAATGCAAACAGGGCAGGTAGTCCATTGCCTTACACTTTCAAGGTTCCCGTCAAAGCTACCAACAAATTCTAAACTACCATCATCTCTTACAGTTGCATTAGATGGTATTTTTACACGCATACCCTTCACTAAATAAGACCTGGTAGGCATACTTGAAAAAACCTCTGTTGATAATGAAAGTCCAACACAAGCTGTAAAAGGATAACGACTTTTAAAACTTTGATTTTCAATAATAGATGTAAGAAAAATTCTATTTCCTCTTGTTTGTTCAAGTGGTGTAGTTGAATCTAAATCATCAAAATCAGTTTTCTTTACTTCATAATCATCTTCATTATTTGTTTTCTTATGAATCTTAAAGACAAAAGGTGGTTCTAAACCCTCTAAATCTATTCGTGGTGTTTTGTGTTGAAAATCTGAAGTACTTATTCCTGTAAATTCATCATGTGAATCATAAACTTTGTTAAACCCTGTGCCCTTTGACTTTAAAGATATTTGAACTCTTACTTTTGCATTAAATAATTGCCCTCTAGCAATTCCCTCCATTGCAGTACAAAATAATGCTGGTATTGTAAAAACAAATTCAACAGATGATAATTCCGAATCATCAATTTGTCTTATTACTGTTCCAGAACCATAATCTCTTGCTGTAACCTTACTTTCTTCATTCAAAGTCTCGCTATAATTTTTTCCAATTTCTTCGTTTACCAGTTTAATAATTGAAGTTCCGCCTTTTTGATAATTTTTTAAACGTGATTGTGATTTTGTACCATGTCTTACATTATAAGACACCTCTTCACTTGAAAAATTTAACTCATCATCTGTTTTTACTGGTGTTTCATCTAAAAATATACCTTCTTTGCCATTTTCAATCCCTTCAATCGGGCCTTCGCAAAGAAGATCAATAACTTTTATAACTGATGTAGAATTTAAAGGCATTTTAATCTCCCATTTTTAACCTATATCCTACTTCTTTTATTTTAAATGAAGCCTTATCGAGATCAACTCCTGCATCAATAATTTGAATAAAAACCTCATAGTTATCTTTATCTGGAACCTTTTGATAAGGTAGTTTTGCAATATATTTATAAAACTGAGATTTTTGTGTTAAACCTTGAATTGTTGCCTGATTATTTAAAACAAGTTGATTTTTAGAATCTTCTTGAACTATAACTCTATAAGTAATAAAACCATCAATTCTAGTAGTACCAGCTTCTCCTACAAAATCAACTAAACCTCTAACTTCAAAAAATATTTGAAATTGTTTAGTTTTTTTATCACCAGAACTTTCACCTTGAATATCTACAATTTTTTGTCTACCTCTTTTACTTAAATCAATAGTTACAGTTGAGTTTAGATAACTTTTAGTTCCTTGAGCGTTGCTTAAGGTTCCGTTATAAATTCTTGCTTGTAAACCCCCTGCATTTGTATATTTTTCTTTTAATTCTTCGCCATTTAAACGTACAGTATCAAGACTAGGTGGTCTTATATATTCCATCAAAGTATTTTCTGATGTAGCAACTTCTATGTCTGTACTTAAAATATGACCTCCAACTAATGCTTTACCATAAACTACAGGAATAGTTTTACCTAGACCAACTGTATTAGCAGCACCTATATAGCCATAACTTTGCGATCCATCTGATCCTCTTGTTATACCTCCGGCTCCTCCCATAAAACCTGACATAGGTGCATCAAAACCTGGTAGTTGTGGTTGAGGTGCAATCATTTCAGAAACACCAGTTAATACTAATGCTGCTCCAACATTTGCCAAAATTCCTGCAAATGCCGTACCACCAACAAATCCAGTTCCAGTAAAACTTAATGGAGCAAGAGGAGCTGTAACAGGTAATGCAAATGCTACCGCAATCATGGCGACTCCTAATAACGCTTTAACTGCACCCCTGCTTCCTGTAATAACAGGAGCGATTACCAAATCATGTTGTCCTAAAGGTAATACCAATTCTGAAACATCAAGATCTTGATTTACCTGTGTAATTTTGTAAGAGATACCATTTTTTTCAGAATCTAATAAATGTTGTTGAAAATCTGGATAGTTTATACACAAAAGTTTTATAGCTTCAGCAGGTGTTCGTAAATTATGATAGACATGAGTATTACCCCATTTCTCACCTAATTCATCTAGCAGCAGAATTTTATGCTGCATATCGAAAACACCCTACAGTTCTTCTTCTATAATAATGATTAAAATATTCAGAACAACTTAAAGACTCAAATCTTTGATGTAAAATCATATCATTTTCTAAAAGAATAGCACTATGCATAGGCTCTTTTGTCCAAATTTTCATTATCAAAACGTCATTAGATTTTCTATTATCAATATCTACTTGTTTAAAATTTAATTTATTAGATTCCCTTAAAAAAATACTTTCGCATACTTCGGGATTATTTGGTCTTTTATAATCAGGTAAATCTATTCCTAACAAAGCATAATAATCACGAACTATAGAATAGCAATCAAAAACACCATAATTCCATTGCCTTCCAATTAAGGATTTATAATGAGCCATTTATCTAATGTGTTTTGATAAATATACCATTTTATTTTCATTGCTTTACAAGCATTAATATCAGGTTGACTTATTGGTTCACCGTTGGGATGTGAATGTATAACGTATTGTAATTTACCTTTTGATCTTGCCTTTAAAAAATCTTTTGGATGAATTGCAAAATTATCTTCTGGTGTATCTGAAATATTAACACAAGGAAAATAATAATCATCTACAACAATCCCACAAGATTCTTTAGGAGATTCATCTAATGCGTGTTTCTTTGCAGCTAATTTGAAATTCATTATATTATTAATCTTGCACTTAAAAATCCACCAAAAGGCACTTTTTCTTGCTTACCCGAAAACCTTAATAAACAACTTGTATATTTATGACCGCATTTATCTAAAGTTTTTTTATTTGGGCCAGTTAATTCATTATCATTAACATCAAAACATTTTGAACCATTATATCCACATTGAGTTCCTTTATATTCCCAAGGACAATGCTCTACAATTTGTCTTTTAGGTAATCTTAAATTTTGCATCGCAATCTTACCAGTAAGTTCAAATTCAACAACAGTAGGGGATTCTTCTGAAACCCGATCTATGTACCAAATATCATCAGTTTGTGCTATTGCAGTGGGATCTGCTGTCGCATTTATACCACTAGAAAAATTTACAGCATCAAGAAATTTTTTATGTGTTTGTATTCTTTTTAATTCTGCATTAAGAGGATTATAAAGAAGCATTAAATTAGTTATCGTATTATCACTATTTGCTATAGAAAAAGTTGGCCTGGGTAAAGTTCCTTTCGTTGTCTTGTCAAATCCTTTTACTTTACAAGGCACTGCTTCATATGTTTGACCACCAAACACAATATTAGTTTTGATGTCATTTTTTCCAGCATGATAATAAAATGTTTGATCAACACCATTAACAGCTTGGGTTAATTTTAATTCAAATAATTCTATAATCGCAGATGGTTCTAGTTTTTGTATCTCTTCACTAATTTTTGAAGATGATGGAGAAATCTGTGTACTTGTCATGGTTCAGCTACCTCTTCAAATGTTGCATTTATAGTAGCTCTATTTAAATAGGGTATTGTTTTGTTCCAATCTCTACAAATAAGTTTTTTACTGGCACTTTCTCCTGGTGGAGTGTAATCAAAATTTTCCACACCAGCCCTAGCATCAAGAAAAGTTTCTATCTCATCTGCATCTGTTTCGCTTATGTTTTGCCATTTAAGTTTATACACTTTTAAGTTTTGATTTATTCCAAATGTAGATCTTTGAGAATATCCCGAACCAAATTGTGTAATACGAATATTTGGTTTAGATGTTTTAGTTGAACCATAAGTAGGGTTAACTGTTGTTGGAAAACTTGCCATTAACTTAATAAACCTCCAGCCATTTGTTGATTAATAATTTCAGCTTGAACTGCTGCTGCTATGGCCTCTCCAAATTGTTCAGCCTTACCATCATCACCTTGAACTTGTTGATTTCCAGAAGCATCTACGTTGACCACTACGTTAGTTGAACCTCCAAGAGCATGGTTTGGTGTCACCATACCAGAAACTCCTGGTGTAAACAATTCTGGACCCTTTTCACCAACAATATAACTACTGCCACCTTTTACTGGTCCTCCATTTGCTTTAAAAATAGATCCGAGAAGACCTCCTGTTACCGAACTTCCTGCTACATTACCAAAAATAGCCATATTTAAAAAAGCATCAGCCATCCTATCAAGAACATTTGTTAAAACATCGTTTAGACTTTGTGTTCCCTTAATTAAACCTTTTATTCCGTTTCCTATATCTACCGCAATCGTATCTTTTAGTTTGTCAAAAGCGTCTTGTGTTATTTTTGCTGCTTCGTTAAGTTTTTGAGTTTCTTGTAAGGATTGTGACAAACCATTTACTTGTTCATCAATAGCATCTTGGGATGCTTCAAGAGTAGTTAATCTTTCTTGATCTTCTTTACCAAGTATGCCCACCTCTCTTTGTTTTTGTAGAAGAGCGTCTACTTCAAACTGTATATTATTTTTACTGATTTCACCTTCTTTTTCTAAATTAGCGATTGTTTGAGCTAACTCAGGGTTTAGTCCTTCTTTTCTTAGCTCTAATATTCTTTCTGTAGTGCTCTCTTGATCCTTTATTTGCTTAACCATATCATTAAATTTTGAGGACATGGTATCAGCTTGAGTTTTAGCTTTCTCTCTTATTGCAAATATTTGCTCTTCTTTTTGTAACTCCTCTAAAAGTGCTGCTTTTTTAGAACCTAAACCTCCCTGGCCTCGCATACTTTCTATGTCTGCTCTTCTATCTACTAATCCTTGAGCCGTGGTATTACCAAGTGCTGCTGCATCTGCAACAGTTCTAGTTGCTGCTGCTGCTGATAAACGATCCTTGGCTCCACTAATTCTTAGTATAAAGTTAGCTATTCCTGCTCCAAATGCTTGTAATTTTGTTACCGCTATTGCCATTTCACTTCCAATAAGTCTTGTACTCTCTCCAAAATTCTTCAGTTTTTCAATCCCATCTTCTCCTATTCTAGTTCCCATCAATTTCATCGAAGCATTAAAAGCTGCTGTTTTACCTTGTGATTCTTCTATTAATTTTATACGAGCCTCCTGTGCTGATCCTTGTAATCCTATTGCTGCTGTTACAGCCTCGGTATTTTGAGCAAAAGGACCCATCGCTTGTCCTAACTGACTTATAGCAGAAATAGTTTGCTGGATAGTCTGTAGAGCAGCAGTAGCAATAAGACCTCCTGCAAAACCTCCCATCTGTCCACCCATTTTTGTACCGATAAAACCACCAGCACCACCAGCAAGACCACCTAAAAGTCCTTGTCCAAATAATAATGGAAACGCACCACTTATTAATGCACTTTGTAATGCTCCATCGGGTCCGCCAAAACCTTTTCCAGGTAACAAAGTTCCCTGATTTGTAAAGTTTAATGGAGAAGAAGGACCCATTGGTCGGCCTGATCCCCTCCCTGATCCCTGTGACCCTGTTAATGCTCTGTTCTGTTTGTTTATAGCATTGGCTGTTTGTTGTTCAACTTTTAATTGTTGCCTATCTACCTTTAACTGGTTTTGTTTAACTCTTAAATTTCTATTTTCTATTTGCAATCGCTTTGACGCCATCTCAACTTTATGTTTTTCATTCTTTAGTACAGTCTTGCTGGCTGTTCCTCCTTGAGCTAATTTATTTAATCTTGATATACGCCTCTCAAGATTATTTAGCTGCTTATTAACAGTCTTGGTATTTAGTTTTATATTAACTTCGTAATTAGATGCCACTAATATCAATAAAACATTACATTTAGTTTAGCGTACCTTACGATATTGAGCTTTCTTTTGTGCATCTTCGTATGCTTTTTCTTCTCTTTTTTGTTTAATACTAAAGTAAGCGTTCCAGCCGTAAACTTCTTCTAGTGACATATTGTTACGCAAATACTCAACTGTCATTCCTAAAGTTTCTGCAATAGAAAACTGAAAATATAAGTAATGATCCTTGTTAAGTTGTGCTTTTTACGGCATCAGGGGTAGCCTCCTCGCCCAACTCTTGCATCTTAGTCATAAGCTCTACTAAAACACCTAATGGTATTTCCCTTCTTAAGCTTGGTCTATCTGCCTCAACAAATAATTTTTTACCGCTTTCATCTTCAGCTTTACTTATAATCACTTGAAGAGCAAAGTCCAGGCTGCTTTCATTTTGAACTCGGTTAGAAGCTATTAGAGTATCATTTATTGCATCTCGATCAGCAATGGTTAGTGGTGTCCAATACACTTTTAAGATTAATTCACCATCTTTGTATATAGGGTAGCTACTTCTTTTACCTATGCTAAATGCTTTCTTTAGCTTGTCGATTGCTCTTTCTGTTGCCATGCAAAATAAATTAGTATATTCATCTACTATACTACTACTTTATTACTTAAAGCCAACCTTTTTAAACGCTAATGCTATATCTTTGTTGATAAGACCACCTTTCGTATAAATATTGTACCAATTTGGTCCTCCCGTAGAAGTTAAACTAAATTCTTTACCATGTTCTGCATAAGTTACTTCTCTACCGCTAATGCTAGGTCTTGTTTGTCCTGGTGCGTTAATAGCAAAGCCAGCATACTTAGCTCTGTTACCAATAAATAAATCTTGATTCAATGTTACATTCGGAACTCTAGGATTTTTTATTCGCCTAGCTGTTGGGTCAGGTATCAAATAACTTGGAAAGTCTGGCTTCCTTTTCTTAGTTGCCTGTACAGGACTTTTTGAAACTATCCAGTTTTCTCCAAATGTTCCTGTCCACCATGGTCCTTTTTCAGTAAGTGAGCGTACTACTGTTTTTGCAACTTCTTTTCTTCCCTTAGTTAATGCCTTACCTAAATCTTTAGTAAAATGTTTTTTGAAATCTTTAGGCATTAGCAGTAAAATCGCAACTTACAACAGCTAAGTAATGGCTATCCTCTTCCACATTTACAGAAGTTGGCCCTTCTATTGCTGATACTCTTGGAGTCACTGAAAATGTATCTGAATATCCTGGAGCGTTTACTGAAATCAATCCATCAATAACTGATTCCGCTATAGCAGATGCAACGGCACTTCCCTTATGCGGTGGTGTCATAATTCCACATCTTATAGATCCAGCATAATAATCTGATGCAGCACCATGAGTTTGAGCAGTGGATTGTGTAAAATCTAAACTTACCATCACATATTTTTTGTTTTTTCCTGGAGTTGTAAATGGCATATTGTCAAAAATTACTGTAACTGTATTGTCCGCAGCAGTTACGGCAGTTTTTATTGCGGTTTCAAATGCTGCTCGTGCGTTTACTAAAGTCATTAGAAAATAACATCAATGCGAAATAAATATTCTTGACCGCCTTTTACAGTAAGAACATTTGTGATTTTAGCTGATCTCGTAGATCCAGAAAATGTAAGAGTTATCTCATCTTGTAATAAAGGCTGACTGTCTCCTATTAAATCTGGTGTTACATATAATCTTGCTACATTTTCCTGGAATCCAGTTTCCTCCGATGATCTAACAAATTCAATCGGTACTTTTATGCTGTAACTGACATCAGTTGTAGATATTGCACCAGTTGAAGTGTTATAAACAGGAGATGTTTTTCTTGTATATGTAATACTGGTATCTAAAGAATCTCCTAAATCAGCTATAACCTGTTTGGCTATATTCTTTAGTGCTGTGTCTAATTGTCCTGCCATTATCCTCTAACCACCCTAAGTTGAAAACTACCTGCTCCACCAAGAACATAAGCTCCTAAATAACTTTGTAACCACGGATAAACGTCAAATACGTTATTAACAGAACCCGTTCCTTGACTCGTTGTGTTGTATTTGACTTGAATATCTCCTAACTTAACTTCTTCAAAATTACCATCAGTTCCAGTGCTTCCGATAATTGCATCAGTATCATTTGCCAAAGCAAAAGCTAATTCATATTGAGCATACTTAATATTTTGTGGAATCAAAGTACAAGCAAGTTCAACTCCATCAACTTGATAATTAGTTCTAGGAAACTTCAACGCTTGGTCGTCATCACATCTATCTCCGTAATAAACCAAAGTATCAATCCATCTTGTAGCTGCTATCAATGCTCTGTTCTTATTATCGTCAGATTTATTATCCCAATTTGTAGAACTAGGAACAGTTTCAAAATAACTATTAGCTTCTGCCAACGTGACATAACTATTAGCACTAGATCCTTTTATTGTTGCGTCTATAGTAGCTGCCACGATTTAAAAAGTAATTTAGTTTTATTGTAGCGTAAAGAAAAAACCCCACCAATATTTGATGAGGTTTGATGACCACAATTTAATCTT